CCCCGACTTTTCAACTGGAGTTTGAATGCGTCTCAAATGGCTGACAGTAGCAAGATATGATAGCCGATTGAGTACCTGAGATACACCAACCTTTGTTGCGTTTGAAAGAGACGCAGAACTCGAAGTTCCCAGACCTTGAACCGTAAAGTTTCCGGTCGCAAGTGCCTGCTTCAGCTTACCTTCGATTGTTGAAACTTTCAGGATTTTGTATAGATTGTTCACGTTAAGAACATCGAGTGGGTTTGGAGTTTCTGCTTTCTTCCATGTATCGTTGTTAACTTCGTGAACGAACTTGCCACGAATGTCCTTGCATACCTTCTGGAACAACTGGCGGAACAGATGAGTTAGCAAAGAGCCGGTGGTGACAATACGCTTATTTGGATATGCATCTCGGTCATCGATAGGAATACGACCTTGCTCTGTTAGAATCAGTCGGCGTACCATTGCAGCCGTCATGATTAGCTTACGTGCCTCCAAAATCTTTGGCGAACTTTTGTCGCCACCGAACCGAACATGTGGCAGATACTCTGTCTCCAATAGAGTTCGTACATAGGCACACTTATCTTCATGCGTCGTGGTGTACTGGAGGTGGTTTGAAAGATAGCGAACTGCATCTTCGCGTGTATAAACTTGAATATCACAGCATTCCTTGAATGAAGCAATGAGGCATTCTGCCGTGGACATATCGTTTCCCCAAATCAGTTTCGCAATCTCTTCGTCAACCTCGAGACCGAGAGCACGAAAGAAGACCATCATCGGGATGTCTTCGCGGAAACGAGGAACGCACATCATCAATGGGTATCCAAGTCCGTTGAACTTAGAACTGATGCGAATCTCTAGTTTCTTGGGAGGCGTTGTGAACGACTCATGCAGTGATTTGGTCTCAACAGAGTATGTATATTTTGAGGCTGTCTTCTTATTAAAGAATACCATGATGCGATTATCAGCTACCTTCTCTTGGCATAGGATTGTACGCTCAGAGCCGTGAATGATGAAATAACCCATCGGATCATTCGGGCATTCACCCATATCTTCCTTCGTCAATGGGAAGTCTCCAAGGATACACAGCGAAGAGCCGAGCATGACGGGGATCTTACCAAGGGATACGCCTGAGAATACACGAACCGCTTCGTCAAACTCGGTCAGATTCTCACCCTTATACGTGCGAGTCGTAAAGCGAACATCGCAGAACATTTGAGCAGCGTACGTGAAGTTGCGAATGCGAGCCTCCTGTGGAAACATCGGCTTTACGCGACCAGTCGCCTCTTGAATGCGAGGTTTCATGTACGTAATGTTCTCAAACACCAGACGTAGCTCATATTTATACTTTTTGGTCTTTTCATCTTGTTCGTGCCACACAACGATGGGAGCAGTCGAGGACACGATCAGGGGAATCTTATTGCGAATAAAATCCTCAAAAGACTCGATCTGATGCTCTACCAAACGCGACACGCCCTGGGTACCGAAATACGACTCAATCGCTTTCCACTCCATCGTAAATATGTTGATGCTAACTCGGCGTAAATCTTTCTTGATTCGTTTTCAAAGAGATGTCCGAGAAAATGGTAATAACAAAAATCGGCGGAGACGAAAAACAAGTAGATACCAAGCCAATCCCAGTAGCAGGAAAACGCAAGACTATGCGAACGTACCCTCGTGGCGTGTTGAAGGTGAAGGGCGTAAAAGACCCGGCAAAGTCTCCCCCACTAAAAAAGACATCAAAGCGTCACATGATTCAAATATTGACAGATGTCGGAGCAAAGAACCACCGTAAGACCATCCGCAAAAAGTTAATGAAAATGGGTAATAAAAAAGTAAGAGGAATAGCCGAGAAGCATGGATTATTGAAGGGAAAGGGAACTCCTCCTTCGCTCGTTCGCGATATGGTGGAAGGCGGAGCTATTGCAGGATTCATTTCGCTTGAATAAATAATGACGGCTCTTTGGGGTCCTTTGGGGTGGATGACGCTCCACTCTATATCTTTGTTATACCCGGAAGTTCCGTCAAGTGCGGATAAACAGATTTTGAAAAGATTTATGGTGTTATTTCAGGATACTATTTCGTGTCCTTCCTGCCACAAGCATTTCAAGGTTATATTTGAAAACTATGTCAGAACACATCCCGATTGGGCAGATAGTCGGTTTAATCTTTTTCTTTTTATTGCTATAGCTCACAACACCGTAAATAACCGTCTTAACAAGCCTAAACCAGATTCGGTACAGGCATGTTTAGATATGTTTGCGAATAATACAAAGATTACTCCCGCTTCTGTTTATCGTCAAAAGTACATGGAATATTTGGCTAGAAACTGGGGTCGTGAACTTTCAGGTGAAGGAATGATGCGCATCGCTGAAGTTCGTGAGCTTCGCAAAATTATGAATGAATATTGGAACATGAAAACTGACGAATCAACTGCGACATTTAATAAATCAGCAAATGTCCTCAATTTAATTGATGAAACCCCTGAGTTTCGGTTGATTCTAACTCCAGCTGGCTCTTTAGCTAAAGTTTCAACTCAATCTATGAACATCGGATTTCGAGGGGGACGATTTCGCATTCGTCAGTAGCCGGATTCCACGGTAGCGAAATACGAGGTTCCATTTCCCAATCATGTCGTTTCATCCAGGGATTCCTCGTTTCTGTATAAATCTCGTCTGGGAATCGAACAAGTTTTTTAGCAATACGCAAAGATTTTGATGGGAGAATAAACTGAAGTTGATTCGTAACTGTAAAGTTCCGAGATTTGTGTGGAGGAGCTGGTGTTTCTTCAGAATCCATAATGTGTTTCAACAGTGGTGCGTCGGGATACGGATATACCCAATCCCAATCAAGTACTTCATTAGTACGAAAATAATGAAGTGTCCAATGAAATGTTGTCCAGAATGCTCGAACAACTGGTTTGACATCCTGAATACCATCTAATACATGTAGTTTATACATGCGTTCAAACTGACTTCCGTCTCTTCCCCACATTGCCTTTTCCTCCGGACGCCTACGCAAACTAATACGTTCTTTGAGTGTTTTCATTTCAGACCGTTCTGCGAAATCAAGAAATACATCCCTTCCTTCAAACGTCAGCAAATCTGGATTCCCCGATTTTTCGTACACTTCAAGAGCTCGTTCGTATCCGCCTTCTCTCAGCGAAAACATTCCAAGATTAGGCATGAAATCATTTCCGAAACATAGAATACTCAGCGCAATGTATTGGTCAATCGGAAGAGGAAGTTCCTTAGATAAAGATTGAATCAGAAGCGTTGAAAACTCTGCAGTTTCGAGTGTTGGATCGTTGAACTCTCCACTTTCTCTCAACAGAGTCATAGTTTGAGAAACACGCATATGTTGTAGGCAAATCAGAATGAGGTCAGCATCAAGCCCATAAATACTTACATTTCTGCGCTCACCTTCTGGTAGTTTTCGAATCATATGAAATAGTTTATGTTCACCTTCGCCTTCTTCAAGCGTCCCACTCATAGACGCATACGGAAATCGAGCTACGAGAGCCTTTTCCAACTCTTTCATGTACGGAGTACCTGGTGAAATCTGATTTCTATCAAAGATGGTAGATGGATTTTCTGGAGTCCGCATACGACGATAGCGTTGCTGCACAATCTTTGCGTAAGGAACAACACCATCCATAGCAATCAGCAAATGCTTTGGACGACATACTTCATTTACGATGTGGTCAAATGCGTCTACTACCGACTGAACCGGGTTTTCTTCTTTCAAATAACGATGAATCAAACAGTTAAAATCTACACCGAGTACATCGACATCTAATCTTTGCTTTACAGGTCTCGTGATTCCACGATGGGACTTGATAAGTGAAGCAAACAAAAAAGGGATACCCATGCTATATGTTGTACGCGTACTGAATGAAAACTCTTACTTAAATAAAATGTGGCTCTGGATTGTCTTAGCGATTATTGCTGTTGTGCTGTATGTGGCCTCAAACTATTCCAAGGTCAAGGTAGCAAAGAAGAGCTGTTCAACTTGTACTAATGCAAAAACCATTTAGTCTACTTAAGATAAAAATGGACCTTGTCAGCTCGGTTATCTCTGTCATCCTATTTGCTGTTTTTGTTCCAGGTGTGGTATTCAAGCTCCCGTCGGGTGGTAGTCGCGCGACCGTTCTGCTAACACACGCAGTACTATTCGCAGTTGCTACTGGCGCCGTCATGACGCTATATTGGGCTGGTCGTGAACATTTCGGCAACTTCGGAGCCACGTGCCCAAATGGATACCGCATGACTGAAAATGAAGGTTGTGTTGCGGTCGGACAGGCGACATATGCTCCCGGTTCCCCCAGTGAAAAAACTGCGTAAGAAAGTAAATGTGGGTTAATCTACTTCTAAAAGCGGTTCTATTTATGCTTCTGGTTCCCGGAACGCACTTCAATATTCCGCCAGGAGGAAAGTTGATTGAAAAAGCAGTTATACATGGTATTGTTTTTGCGATTGCGAACTATCTAGTTTATATGTACGTTCGTCCTCTGCTAGAAGGATTTGATAATCCCGATACGCGCAAGGACACTCCATGCCCTCCGGGTTCAGTCAAGTGCGCATCGGGCGATTGCCGTTTAAAGGGAGATGTTCACAGTCCCTGCACTTAAAAACAACCTTTTTGGATTATAATGGGAGTCATTGATATTCTTGTATGGGTTGCTCTGATAGCAACCTTCGTATATCTATTTCAAAGTCGGATCCGAGAGCATTTCAACTGGTCAGTAGGAAAATATGAGATTATTGATTTTAACATGAAAGGACTGCGATTAGGTGGACAGGAGATAGGTTCTCTGACACCTTTTACATGCCCTCCTGATAAACCCGACTTAGATGGCGGTCTTTGTTATGTAAAATGTAGGTCTGGTTATCATGGAGTGGGTCCAGTATGTTGGATAGATACACACAATCGAGGAGCCGGAACACCAGTGGGACTGGAACCTTGTCCTTCCGGTTGGAACAATGATGGGTTAGTATGTCGAGAGCCGATGCGCTGGGAAAGCAGGTGTGTTAACTGGGGCTTTGGAAACTGGAGTGGATGTGCTCGCGGGGGCTCATTGCGTGGACGATTAAACAACGGTGGAACATGTCCAAATACAGACCCAGGAGGCCCGAAAGAGAATACCGAGCGGGTAGATGGATTATGCTATAAGAAGTGTCCCGCAGATAAACCAGAATACATCAAAGGCATGCCTTATCTATGTGCCAAAATGGACCGTATAGATTCTTATGGTCGCGGAGTAGGAAAGGTTCCGTCTCTATTCCGCGCCCTAGGAAAATATCCAATCCTGTAAAAATCTCTTTATAATAAGTATAAAAGATGTACGCCAAGCTCGTCGTTCTCGCCGCGCTATTTATCGCACTCACCCCTGGTGTGCTCGTGTCTCTCCCCCCGGGCTCGTCGCTACTGACGCAGGCCGCCGTCCACTCGCTGGTGTTCGTTGTCGCCTGGACGCTAGTTTGGAAGTCTGGTCTCCTTTCTAAGCGCCGTTAGACGCTTTGAATAAACTCCCATCGTAAATAATCACAAATCTTCTTCCAAATTTCATCGTGGGCAATCAAACGGTCTCGTGATTTCAGAAGAGGAAAATATACCTTATACTCATCGAGTTCTAGCAACTCAAAGAACTTGTATAAAATGTAGGAATATGACAAAAAGTTCGTTCTTTCGTCTGGACAGTACAGTAAGAACGGCGCTTGGATTTCCTGAAACATCGCACGAATCTTTTCTTCAATTTCGGGTGTTATAGTTGGTGGCGGGTTGCCGTTTAATCTTGAAAGAATATGAGTTGCATGTTCGTAATATTTTGAACGATTAAGCTTTTTCAATATTTCTCGCATATCCTTTTCAGTCATATCTGCAATATTTTGAATCCGTCGTTTCTTGATTTCACATATAACTTCGTGCATAACTTCGTCCGGAATAATCGTAGACTCTTTTGCCTGAAACTGATTCAAAATCTCATTTAGGTGATTAATCTTTTTATAGGCATAGTTATTTCGCTCCTTTGGGGGATCACGGAATGACGGAAAATCAGATACAACTAACATGTATTCTTCAGAACCACATATAGGACAAATCAATATCCCTTCAGAACCAATCTCTTCTCGCGAAACATTACATCTATCGCAGTGCTCAGATGTGTCATGGGTTGTAGATTCGGTTGACGTATTTGTATTAAACTTCATGCGACTAGCATACTGCTCGAAAAGCTCCTTCTTAGACGTTCCAACTGAATCTGTATTTGTAGATGATGTCAAATACTTTAAGATTGTATTCTGATTCGTTGAGTTAGATACACCAAGCTGCGTCTTTTCTGCGGTTCCGTAATATTTCAACATGATATCTGCATTTTTCAAATAATATGATTCCACAGGATTATGCTCGTCCAATGTCTTGTGGATTTGATTTATTTCTAACTGAAGTTTGCTAGATTGTAAAATAGCATCTATTGTAAATATATTTTCAATACTACTCAGTTCTTGCTCCAACTCAATGAGCCGACTATTTAACACATGAGAATCTGTATCTCTTAATCCGGATACAACGTTTTGATGTATAGAATCTAACGTACCTGAAACTATATCGTTTGTCTTTGTACGAGATGACGTGTCCCGAATCTTTTTCGTTCGGAACACGTTTTCCATTTATTCATTGTGGTTATGTCCTCTGAAAGCTTCATATAGCAGATGCTTGCTGTACTTGTTTGCGATATGCTGGATTAGTCAGCGCACATGGTCTCTGTGTCAAAATACTTTTTACCACTTCATTATGCTCATATCTCAGCTTCTTACATGCAAACATCAGAGCTAAAAACCCACTTCGATTTATTCCACACTGACAATGGATATAAATAGTTTCTGAATCTGACTCTGATAAGAACTTTTGCATACATGCTTCGAATCGAGGATACCATGATAAAATATTTGCTTCAATATTGTCTACGGCTTCGAGAGATAAATATCGTTTTGGGTACATCTCTCGAAACCATTTTGGAGAATCTTCATCATATGCGCAGTTAATAACGTGAGTAATATTGTGTTTTTTAACAAAATCTTTAGTTAAGGCACCGCCTGATCCAAACAGAATACGAGGGTGAATATACGCGGGACCATCATGCTCCCATCCCTTCGAACGGCGTCTGTATGAAGATAGGTCGTCCATCTTACCTAAACGATACCCGCCCTGTGAAAAGCGCATGTTGTATTTGGCAGAGAAAAACGGATTACACATTGGGATAATAGAAAGTGATATAAACATCATGGATTATAAATGCGTTCATAACACGGAGTATCACGTGGCTAGGCTTACTAGGAGGAGGAAGGTCATCGCAGAAGCTAGGAACAAGATTGGAACACGTAGTCGTGGTTCTGGTTGGGATGACCAAAGCTTGCATGCGGAACGTGCAGTTGTGAAAAGTCTTGGAGATATTTCACAACTGAACGGTTGTACGCTGGAAGTTATCCGTATCAGTAAACATGGCAATATTAAAAACTCAGAACCATGCCATAACTGTCGGATGTTTCTTCATAAGTGTATGAAAGAATACGGTCTCCGAAAGGTGATATATTCGTCCGATAATGAGGACGAGGATGCACGCACGACTATCTCTATTTAACCAGGTAAAATAAATCAACAACATCATTCAACAGATGCTCAAATGTATCAGATTTTTTAGTTGGAAAATCACCTTCTGTAGCCCACCAAAGAAACTCGCATGTGTGTAAATTTCGATATATCATATGAGAATAAGTTCCACGTCTAAAACCGAGTTCTGCTCGGAACCATTCTCCATTATGTTCTAACACAATCACTTTCTCAGGTGGCTCTAACCGAGAAACTATCAGTTGTCTTAGCTCACGCTTTGTAGTTGGATGAGAATCGCAAAGATCGTACATACTGTCTAAGATAATCCACATCTAAGTAAATAACTTAAATCAGGACCGCAAGGAACGTACCGAGAACATATGCAATGGCAACCGCGATAGCTCCCAAAATAGACGCACCCAAATAAGAAACAACACCTCCGCTGGTATATGTGTTAGGAATATACTGCAGGAATAGAGCACGAGGAACCGGTAGAGAAATAATGACCGTCGCTAAAAAGAACGCAATATAAAACATCATATTTTTGATTGTACGGCGAATCATAGAGAATGTAGCATCATGACTCACAAGCTTCGTTGCTGGCTGGTTGTTTGAGGGCTGTGGTGCGATAAATGGGTCCCCTCCCCCCGTCACCATCGGAGCAAATGTAGTCGACTGTGGCAGTTGAACGGGACCTCCACCAAGTAGGTCGGCAAGATTTGTTGCTCCGTCAGCCATTTATTTATTTAGCGACGGACTTTTCGCACGGACAGTCTTCCGCAACATATGAATAGCATTTGCCCCCATTCGGAACTACACGGCCCTCAATCTCTTCTACCGATAACGCGAGGGTTTTTTCAAATGATAATGGCTTATGAAACAGCAAAACAACAACTCCCATTCCAATGAGAAAAGATAGGACCTTGCTACTTTGGGGATTATTTAGAAGTTTGCTGATTTGAATCATCATTTGTTTTGAGACGCGACGAAATTCAAAGCATGAGCTTCACTCGAACAAGGAACTTCATGCGTCTTAAACTTAACGCATCCAGAGGGGGTCGTATACACCTGCTTCGTATGCGGTGTGGGTACACGCGCGTCCTTACGAGACGGAGGGGCAAAAGTAGCAACAACTAATAACCCAACAATAGTTCCCACAAAAGCCCACTCAAGAGAGAACATTGTTATTGGACAAGATTTGAAACTACACGGACATGATTATTGCTAAAATCGCTAACATACAATAACTTTCTTTCTTTGTCAACGTTTATTCTATAAGTATCACGGATCGTAGCGGCTATTGCTAATCCTCCATCGCCAGAATAACCAGAAAGACCAGTTCCCACCACTGTATCTACTATACCGGACGGAGACAGTCTTAATATTTTATAACCCGAGTTAAATGCTATATATAAATTTCCAGCTGAGTCAATGTCTAGCCCACCAATCATATCATAAGCTCTATCAGAAACCCTTAACTGAATGATGTAAGAAGATGTACTGATATTATATTTTAATAAGGTAGAGTTCTGAGAATCAATCAAGTATAAATACTGATTAGTTGGGTCTATACTGATTCCGGTTATACCAAATGTAACTGAAGATACAAGTGTCCTAACTCCCGATTGAGTAATGACGCTTATTTTGTAACTTTGAGATTCTGCCACATATATTAATCCCGAGTTGGATATTGTAATCTCTTGAACTTCATCAGTATATGGATATGTGTAGAAATCTGTTACTACATCGTTATTATCTATTTTTTTGATTACTGATGTTTGTACAGACTCGTCTCTCATAGGTATAAATATGTTCCCATTAGTGTCTATCTTAGGGGCCCGAGGAAAGGATATATTAGTTATAATGGCGGCGCGTGATCCAGTTATACTATCATATTTATATATAACACAATCAGTAAAAGAAGTAATATAATAACTATTGCCCCTTCTTACCATACCATTTGGCTGATTTATCTCTAAAAAGTTATTAATTGTAGGCGGAGGCACTGGTGGAGGAACAATCGGAAGATTTACCTTGCACTCACAAATCTCAACATACTCAATCGGATTATACTGAATATTCAAACCACAGCCTGCAGCAGATGGTTGCGTTATATTACCTACGCCTCCTGGAAGCTGTGCTTTTGTATTTTTTACTGAGGCTGCAAATCGTATCTTGTTAGTATACGACGCGGCACTTGGCATATTACTTCTTCTTGGGAGTTCGTATTTTATGATGTACCGGTGCAGTATTGTTATTTAGGCATAATATAGTTTCAAAACACGATTATTATTTGTATCAGCAATATACACATTTCCAGATGAATCTACTGTTATGCCACGAGGTCCGATCAGATTGACATCTGGAAGAATACCGCCAGCTCCTGCAATAGTTGTTATTATTCCATTAGTAATCTTTCGAATACGATTTTGCTCAGCAATGTACACATTTCCTGCTGAGTCAACTGCCATACTGCCTGGAGTGTATAAACTAGCTTCGATAGCACTAATACCATCTCCATTGTATCCACGAGATCCAGTTCCTGCGATGGTTGTTATTGTTCCATTGGTAATCTTTCGAATACAATGATTATATGTATCTGCGATATACACATTTCCAGATGAATCTACTGCCAAACCATTTGGATAATTCAATTGAGCACTGATAGCACTACCACCATCTCCGCTATATCCAAGAACTCCAGTTCCTGCGATGTTTGAGATTACTCCACCCGGAGTTACCTTTCGGATACGATGATTATATGTATCTGCGATATACACATTTCCAGATGAATCTACTGCTACACCGTATGGATAATATAGTTGAGCATTGGTAGCTATACCGCTCCCAGTACTATATCCTCTAGATCCATTTCCTGCGATAGTTGTTATTGTTCCATTGGTAATCTTTCGAATACAATGATTATCTGTATCAGCAATATACACATTTCCAGATGAATCAACTGCCACGCCAAGTGGACTTCTGAAGGTAGCACCGATAGCACTACTACCATCTCCATTGTATCCAAGAACTCCAGTTCCTGCGATTGTTGTTATGATTCCATTGGTAATCTTTCGAATACAATTATTATCTGTATCAACAATGTAAATAGTTCCCGCTGAGTCAAATGCCAAACCAACTGGATAATTTAATCGAGCACTGATAGCACTGCCACCATCTCCGCTATATCCAGCAACTCCAGTCCCTGCGATATTTATTATACGCAATTCACGTGATGCTACAATCGGAGGATTTACCTTGCATTCACAGACCTCTACATAGTCGATAGGATTATACTGAATATCAAGACCACAGCCTGCAATAGAACCTTGTGTCAAGTTTCCAATGCCACCTGGATATTGGGTCTTTGTATTCTTTACCGAGGCTGCGAATCGTATCTTGTTAGTATACGACGAAGCACTTGGCATCTTACTTCTTCTTGGGAATTCTTACTTTGCGTCTTACCGGAGCTGGAGGAGCCTCGATGGGAACTTCTTCCTGCTTAGTATTCAACTCCTTAAAACGCTGTTCCGCCACTTCGATTGCTAAATCCTTGTACGCCAACTCTAACTTCAGTTTGAGGAATCTGTCCATATTCTGTTATGGGAACATTTCGTACAGC